AATCCACACCAGTTGGTAACCAGGCAGCCCGTTATGTTTCCATTGGCTCACGGCAGCTGGCGAGACTCGGCACATCTTTGCTACGGCAAACGTGCCACCTAAACAATTGATGATTTCTGTTGTATTCATGTAAGCTATCTTAACATGACTGTTTGTATTTGCAGAATCTATTTGACGAATCTGTTTAGTTGGCTTAATATCTATCTTACTGACATACCCGTCAGGACAACATACAGGTGCATAAATGAAAGAACTAGCAAAAGCATTAGTCACGGCTCAGGCAGCAATGTCGCACGCAGCCAAGGATAGTAAAAATCCCCACTTTAAATCTGCATACAGTAGTTTGGCATCAGTCATTGACGCTGTTAGACCCCATCTTGCAGCAAACGGATTAGCTTTTGTGCAAAAGTTACACAACTCAGACAACAGCGTAGGCGTTGAAACTGTGTTGATTCACGAATCAGGCGAAGAAATGTCTTGTGGAATTCTTTATATTCCAGTTACTAAGAATGACGCGCAAGGTCTAGGCAGCTGCGTTTCTTATGGAAAACGCTATAGTTTGCAAGCGGCCTTAGGTGTCGCTAGTGAAGATGATGACGGTAACGCAGCAACCAAAGCACCGCCTAAACCAATAGAAAAGCCAATTGAGAAACCAAAAGGTATTGAGCTAGACAACACTATTGCACAAATGGCATCAGCGGTTAGTTACGAGAGCCTGAAAGACATATTTAGGGCAGCATGGACACTTTGCTTTAAAGAGCAACAGATTCCGTTGAAGGCTGCATACGATCAATTTAAAGCAAACTGGGAACAACAATAATGGCAAACGATCTTAACCGCTGCGAGTTTATTGGGCGCTTGGGCAAAGACCCAGAAGTACGTTATACCGCTGACTCTAATGCAATCTGTAATTTTTCAATAGCTGTCGGTTACAAAACCGCAACTAAAGAAACGACAGAATGGGTCAGAATCACGGCGTTTGGCAAGTTGGCAGGAATATGTGCCGATTACCTAAAGAAAGGCTCACAGGTCTTTATAGCGGGTCGTATGACTACTCGCAAATGGCAGAACAAAGATGGCGTGGATCAATACACAACTGAAGTGGTTGCTGACCAAATGCAGATGCTTGGTGGTCGACCTGCGGAGGATGCACCGCCAGTTGTTGCGCCTGCCAAACCAAAATCTGACGCTTACAGGTCAATCAAAGAGGGGATTGTTGTGCCTCTTGATGAAATGATCGACGATGTGCCGTTCTGATGAATCAAGCAGAGGAGGCAATTTTAATATCTTGGCGATTGCAGCAATGGTACGAAGGCATGGTTTTAGACGCTAGAGCCATGCAAGACTTACAGGATGCAATCGAGATGCTTAAACAACTAGCAAAGGTAAACAAATGATTATTAAATCAGCAGACTTAGAATCAGGCCATTGGTACGCAGCTGACGGTTCACCAGCGTACAAGATCATTGGTAAGAACGGCAAAGAACGCAACACAACGGTTCGTGACGCTAGAGAACTCAAGCTAGTACCGTCGGTGACAACGGTTTTGGGATTGGTTGCCAAGCCTGGATTAAACACCTGGCTGCAACAACAAGTTTTATTGGCTGCGTTGACGTTGCCACGCATTGCTGGCGAAACAGAAGAAAACTGGCTAGAACGGGTAATGACCGACAGCAAAAGTACAGGCCGTGACGCTATGGACAGAGGTACGGCAATGCACGGCGTATTAGAGCGTTTTTACCGCGGCGAACAAGACGATTACCCTCGTTATGTTGACCAGGTTGATGCGTCGATCAGGATTCATTTTGGGCAAGACCAAACTTGGGAGGCAGAACGCTCGTTTGCATACGAAGGGTTTGGCGGCAAGGTGGATTTGATTGCTGAAAACATCGTGATCGACTTTAAGAGCAAAGATAAGCTCGACAAGGTTGTGCCGTACCACGAACAACTGATGCAGTTGGCAGCCTACCGTCATGGCCTTGGCAAACCGACCGCTAGGTGCGCCAACGTGTTTTTTACAGCAGCTGGTGACGTAAAACTGATCGAGCATAGTGAGGATGATCTGCAACAGGCGTGGGATTGCTTTCAATATTTGTTAGCGTTCTACAAGCGTAAAAACAACCTATAATAAATTGCGGGGAAAGCCGTGTCCCTCCACACTCCTTGTTCAGCGAGTACCCGCACTTTGTTGTAAAAACCCCAATAAATTAAAAATAATTGCAAAACTAGGGTAAACACCTATGCTTTTATTATTTAGATAGCTTAATATCTAGTCATGGCAACAACGCCATACAACAAATACAGGTACATAAAATGAACAAAGTAACAAAAGACTTGATGAAATGGTTTCCAACTCTTGATTGCGATCAAGCATTTGATTTGCACATGAAGTTGATGATGGAAGGTGTTGATTTCTCAGAGATCAGCAACAAAGAACTAAAGTCAGAAGCTGCTCGTTTGTTAGGGGCTGCATAAATGAAATACTCATACATACAATTAACAGACGAAGGCAAGCGCCAATTGATGCGTGAACTTAGTCGTGAGCTGACCGACAAAAAGATTGCAGAGCTTATGGATCAATTTGCCGATGGCGTAAAAACAGACAGTAATGGCGAACCGTACATCAAGATTGATGCTGATGACGTATTGTGCTGCGCTGTGCCAATGTACACACACTTTATTGACGTTAACCATATTGAGAAAGTTACAGCTAACGAGGAGGATGGCAGCGATGAATAAGCGTAACTGGCCTCACGGAACGGACATGAGCGAACCAAACTGGACGGGTCGCACGGCTCGACATATGCGCGATTACAAACGGCCTGATGACCATATCCCAACGTTAGCATGGATATTTGGTTTGTTAGCGTTGGCGCTTGTGTTTGGTTTCTTTCCACTCTTATCATTGGTGATGTTATGACTGACCAACGATTAGTTAAGCAACTCGACCTGTATGAACGTGCTTACCTTGTGCTGACCATTTGGGCAGAAGATTACAGTAACGTTGACCCAGACCATCAGAAAGTTATTACCGATCTGCAACAAGAAATCAAACGGATTACTAAAGAATTAGAACGCAAGCCAGCGTATTGGATGCATTGCGATGGGCTTAAAACACGGATTGTGTTTACGCCTGAGTTTGGTGCTGTTGCAATGTACCGTCAGGAGTGGAAATGAGCGATTACATTAAAAAACTAGCAATTCAAGCCGGTATGGAATGGGACACGCACATTTGGTGTTGGTTGGCAAACCCTCCGCATCTTGAAAAATTTGCCGAGTTTGTGCGAGCTGAAGATAAACCTGAATGGCAAGAATTGCACAAAGACGAAATTAAACAAATTTTTGCTGATGGTGAGGAATGGACTGCCATTGAATTTGCACAGGCCGTGTCAGACTTATTGCGGGAGAAGAACAAATGAGCCAAGTCGCTCGTAACAACGATCCGTCAACTAGTTGGGCTGCTGCTGACTCTGCGAAGGATCTGGCGGCTCAACACGCCACAATAATCATTGCAGCCTTATGCAAGTATGGGGCAATGGGTAAAGACGGTATAGCCACGATTACGGGACTTGACGGTAACCAGGTTGCCAGGCGCCTAAGTGAGTTAGAACGTAATCACGAGATTCTGCTAACTGGGCGCAACGTGCAAAGCAAAGCAGGCCGAGCAGAACGGGAATGGAAAGTTATGCCACGACAAATGGATTTGATATGAGTTACATAGTTGGAAACTTACCACCAATAAAATGTTTTGTGCGGCGTGAGTATTTATATAACTTTGAAAAAGGCCACGGTGAGCTTGAGCCGTGCATTTGGGTGAGCATCAAGGCAATTCGTGGACAAGTATTCCGCATTGAAAGCCTGTTGCCTCGGTACGGCGCTTTGTACGATAAATTGCCTATTCAGGCTTATGTTTGGAATACTAAGCATGGCGATTTAGATTTCGACATTTTGCAACTTTGGGATTGCATGGGTTATAAGTTTACTGTTCATGAAAAAATTGGCTTGCGTAACTTTGGGGTTAAATTCTTAGGCAAAGACAAAGAATGGCACTTTGGTAAATACTTGTTTACGGTAGACTTTTGTGCCGACGGTATGGATGTAGACACAGGGTTTACTGAAGTTGCGGAAGAACACAAATCATTTAACTTTATTCGGTTGGATAATGGGCAATTTGCAGCGCAACCTAATAACCGATGCGTTTGGTACGACCAGTCTTTAATACCGGCAAAAACTGATTTTCCAGACTTTCAGGCATCACGGCACATTTGGACTGTAGACGGATCACGAAAGTGGTCAACTGGTGACGATTGGTTCTACGACATAAACGAAAGGGGACTAAGTGAATGAGTTGGCTCTTTTCGCAGGCGCTGGTGGAGGAATACTTGGGGGACACCTCCTTGGATGGCGAACCGTCTGTGCCGTTGAGTGGGAACCTTATCCAGCAAGCGTACTTGTCGCCCGACAAAATGACAAAATTCTCCCGCCTTTCCCGATTTGGGATGACGTACAAACCTTTGACGGAAAGCCGTGGCGAGGAATTGTTGACGTTGTATCGGGGGGATTTCCATGCCAGGACATTAGCGCAGCAGGAAAAGGCGCAGGAATTGAAGGAAACAAATCCTCAATGTGGAAACACATGGCAAGGATCATTGGCGAGGTTAGACCCCAGTACGTCTTTGTGGAGAACAGCCCAATGCTCACTACTAGAGGACTTGGAGTTGTCCTTGCAGACCTTTCCTCGTTGGGGTTCGATGCAAAGTGGGGCGTTGTATCAGCTGCCGATATTGGTGCAAACCATCAGCGAGAAAGAATTTGGATTAAAGCCAAAAGAAATGACAACATGGTTATCCCCAACGTGCATGGATGCGTTGCCACCAAGAACACCGAAAGCACTCAAGAAACAACACGACAACAACAGGCAAGGTCGAGCAACACATTCAACATTACGGGAACAAGTGGTTTATCCACCTCCCAATCAAATGTGGCCTACTCCAATCAGCAGTTCTGGCGGCCCGATGAAATTAAAAAGCGAAAGAGGAAAATTTGCGGGGAATCCATTAGCAACAGCAGTTTGGATGGAACGTCAAAAATGGCCGACACCGACAGCGAACGAGGATGCTTGCGGAAAACCATCGGGAAAAATGCAAAAGATGTTGGGCAATCACCCAGATGTGCGACAAGACCCGAATGGTGGAGTATTGAACCCAATGTGGGTCGAGTGGGTCATGGGGTGGCCGCTCGGGTGGACAGACTTAAAGCCATTGGAAATGGACAAGTACCTCTGTGCGCCGCAACAGCATGGGAGTTACTTAAATGAGTGAATACAGCCCACATCCCTGCATAGAATACATTTACGACAACGCACCTCATTACGCTAAGGCCAAGGGAGAATTGGCGCATCTGGAGGCGTACAAATCAAGCCTAAAGGCTATTCTGATGAAGAAGTCTGGGGAAACCGCTGTGACCGCTCAAGAAAGAGAAGCATATGCTCATCAAGATTATCAAAACTTGTGCGTTGCAATTGGCGCAGCAACTGAGAAGGCTGAGTTGTTAAAGTGGCGGTTAACAAGCGCACAACTACGATTCGATGCCTGGCGTACAGAGCAAGCAAGTAACCGTCAAATCGAGAAATTAACTAAGTGACTAAAGCACAACGCAAACATTATGAGAAACTTGCAGAACTGGGTTGTTCACTTTGCAGACACTTGGATTATGGAGATACACCTTGTGAAATTCATCATATTCGCCACGCTGGGCGCAGGGACTCAGCACCAGTAATAGGACTATGCCCAGAACACCATCGAGGCAACACAGGCGTTCATGGCATGGGGCGCAAAGCCTTTACAGTAAAGTATGGGGTCACAGAAGAAGATTTATTAACCCAAACAAAGGCGTTGTTATGAAACTTTTTAAACGATTTACGTTTGAAGCCGCCCATTCTTTGCCTGATTATCCTCAGATACACGGTCACTCATATCATGTAGAGGTATGGGTGCAAGGCAATGCTGTAGATGGGTATGTTATGCGTGAATCTGAACTTGAAAAAGAATGTTCATTTGTTAAATCAATTTTTGATCATAAAAATTTAGATCAATTTTTTGATTTACCAACAAGTGAAAATATTGCTCGGGAAATTTGGATATTACTTAAACATTTGCCATTGTTTGAAGTCAAAGTTGAGCGCCCATCAATCGGTCTCGGCGTAGTCTATAACGGTGAATTTGAATGATTCACTATCATGGGCTGCCAATCACCCCGAATACTGCGGCTGCTTTTGCGATAACCACAGGTCATGCTTTTATCAGTTATGCCCATCCTGAACAATTGCCAATTGCAATTGAAGTTTGTCAAAGTTTTGCCGTAGACAATGGTGCATTTAGCGCATGGAAAAAAGGCAAACCGATATTGAATTGGTCGGGATACTACGATTGGGCAGCAAAAGCTAAACTCGTTCCGTCCTGTGACTTTGCGGTTATTCCTGACGTAATTGACGGAAATGAGG